GCAGTTGTGACTACTGCGACAGCACCAGCCGTAGCAACAAGAGAAGGGTCAGGTAAATTAATATCGACACCATAAACAGAAAATGTTGGTTGTGGTTTATCTGCTGGAACTTCTGCAACTGGAGTAGGAGTTTGAGTAGGGGGGGTTTGAACAACCTGAGGCAGTTGAGGAGGGGGGGTAGTATCTGGTAACCCCCTTGTTTTTTCTTCTTTTTCTGATGCTTGTTTTTGACGTTCTGCATTTACTGCAGCATCAAACTCTGCTTGAGTGGGAACATTAATAATTGGATACTTGATTGCAGTATTTGGAACATCAACAATAGGAACTTCTAATCCACGAACAACAGGTGTTTCTACACTACGAACATTTGGTCTATCTATAGTCGAGATTACAGATGGACCAGATATTCGATTGATGTTTGCACTTGGTATGTTAATCGGATTATTTCCGATTATTGGTCTTAGATTTGGATTATCAATTAGTTGTATTGGTTCCATTTTTCAACCTTTCTTCTCTTTTTCTTTGTTGAGCGGCTAATTGCTTCTCTCTAATTTTTTGTTTAGTTTCTTCACTCATCTTTACGCCATAACGAGAATTATTTTTTCCACTTCTATCTGGTTGATTTGCTCTCATTTTTTCTAATGCTTCTGGGGTATGCCCGCCTGTTGTTGGACTAACCCACTCCCCACTTTCAACTCTTCTCTTTGCCGCCTCACTAATTTTTTGTCTAACCTCTGGTCTTTTTGCTGGATTTTTTTCACCAACTAATTTTCCTTTTGCTGCCTCACTTAATTTCTGTTTTACTTCTGGTGTGTGTGAAATGTACTGACTTCCTCCACCTATTGTATTATTATATCCTTGTTCGTATGAGTTATATTTTTTAATATAGAAAGTTTCTTTTTTGTCAAGATTTGTAATATTACATTCTTCTAAAAGTTCTATTATAAAGTTTTCCTTTCCATATTTTTGAATGGCGTGTGATATTGCCGTTTTTTTACTATGTTGTTGGTGTTCTTTAAATCTTTGTTCAAGAGTTAATTTTGTTTGTCCTACATATACTTTATTATTGATTGTATTTCTAATTAAATAGATTTTTCCCATATGGTTAGACTTTGAACTTATATTATTATTTATACAAATTAAGAAGTTCAAAGTCTAACCTATTTTGTTATTTTAGAAACAACTTGTCCATTTCCAGTCATTAAATATCCATTCGGAGATGGTCCAACTATATCGGCGCACACTTTCCCATAGGGACTTTCTGGGTGAAAGAAACCTCCATTTTTAATCATTTCAAGGCAAAGTTTTCCTCTTACTAATTCAAAATCTAAACGACTTTTTTCTACTTCACTTTGTTGTCTAGCAATTTCAGTCTCTGCTCTTCTCTTACATAAGTTCATTAGATTGTTATCTAATGGAATATTAAGACCAGCAGAGATACCCCAGTTTCCATTGCGTGATGCAAAGGATTCTGGATCATCACTATTGTTGTTGCTACTCATAGCAAATGGTGAGATTGAAAAAGTTGCACCTTGACAACTTACTCCACCACCATAAGTATTGAGTGCATATGGTCCTTGAAGAACTTGTACTGCTTGGTTTGTTACGTTTCCTGTAGCACTTGCACTTGGTCCAGCAATGTTTGTATTGCTAGGTGCAGGAGTGCTTTGAGCAAATGCAGTCCCTGTTGAGATTATTGCGTAAAGACAGAGATTGATGTAGTGGTTGATTGAGTTTCTGTTGTGCGATCTATCCATGTTTCTTTTGCCACTCCAGGTCCGAGATAGGTTTCACTGAACTGGAATGGAGCACCAGGAGTTATAATACTATATTCCGAGTCCTTATTTGGATTTCCAGGAATATTGATGTTCGTTCCAGTTACAGTGTATGATTCGCCAGTAGTATATTCAACTTGACGAATAGATTCTATAATCTTTGTAGTAGATTCTGTGGTTGCATTGATTGTGCCTCTTGTGAAATTAGGCACAACACTCTCAGCGTAAACGGGAGTACAGATGACTCCCGTTGCTAAAAGCAAAACGGGAGTTAAATGTCTCATTTGAATACACTCAGTTCGATTGTTCTTTGGGCAATACCACTTGTTCCTGCACCACCAGCAGTAACAGTAGGAACACCAGTTGGAGAAAGAGTACCTGCAAGGGTCCCTTTTTCACCACCAACTTGAGTTACACTATCTCCATAAAGATTGGGAGTTCCAATAACACCATTTGTTACTGTTTGGGTAGTTACGGGAGTATCAGCAGCATTAAAACTTTCGGAGAAAGTAAATGCCTGACCTGGAGTATTGATATCATAGGTTCCAGCACCACCAACACCACCAAAGGATGTTGCTTGGACATTGGTTCCTGATGTAGAGTATGATGCACCTATTCTGGTTGATTGAACAGCAGCACCATCAACTTTTAGTTGAACAGAATCGGTGATTCTTGAGGTGATTTCAGCAGCACTGACGGGAATGGTAAAGAATAACGAAAAGGCAAATAATAGTCTTTTCATTTTTCTTGTGTAGGTGAACACTTTAAATATTTAGTAGATGATGGTATAATAAATATTTCTAACGAAAATTTGAAGAATATAAGTGGCACTAAAAAAACCATCAGAGTTATTTAATAAAAAAGAAATTTCTGGAGTTTTTGAAACTCCAGAGATCTCTTCAAATATTTCTGAAAGTTATGATAAATTTTTAAATACTTTTGAGAAAATAAATCAGATTTCTGAAAAAGTTGAAGATTTATCACAACAACTTTCTGAAAAATTAAGCAGGACTGATCTTGAGAATGCAATGCTTTCTCAATTGATGATTCTTGATGAAAATTTTAAAACAATTCAAAATCAAGTTAAAGGATTAAATAAAAAGGATTTAAAAGAATTTAAAAGTAGTCTATTAGATCTTACTGGTATTGTAGAGGATCTTGTACAAAATGAGATTCCGAAATATAAAAAACAATTTACAAAGAATGAACTTTTTATTGAAGACCGAATAGATAGTCTTAAAAAAGTTGTAGAAGAAAATATTTTAGATATCAGAGAAGATATTGAATCAAAATTTGATGATATAGTTAATGTTGTTGATAGTAATGTAGAATATTTTAATCAACAATTACATGAGACTTTTTCAGAAGTAAATAAAACAAAAGATGATTATTATAAAGGACTTGCTGATGTAAAAGCAGATGTTGCGATTAATGAGCAACATATTAAAAATATAGACAACTATTTACAAGAACATCATAAACAATTGGTTGATCTTAAAGAAGAAGTTTTTGTAGAAATTGAAAAAATTTCATTAGGAAATTTTCAAGAAAATATTGAAAGACTTGAAAAAAAGATTGATTTTATTAAAGAAACTTATTCTAAAATTGAACCTGAAATTATTGTTGAAGAAGTTCTTAAAGAAGGATCATTTGCAGAACCACCTGAAGTTAAAAATAGTGATCCATTAACCCCACTGAATCAAAATTTTGTAACACTAGATCAACTTCAACAGCATTATAGATTATTCATAAATCGTATTCAACAACAAATTGCTACAATTGGTGGTGGAGGAGAAACACGTTTAAAATATCTTGATGATATTGTTGGTATCGCAACGAATCCAAGTGTTTATGATGGAAAGTTTCTTAAGTATGATCACTCTTTAGGTAATTTTGTATTTGAAACTGTTTCTGGTGGTGGGGGAATCTCACTTGCTGATTTATCGGTAACGGTATCTCCTTCTGGAATTTCTACACTTAATTATGATAATTCAACTGGAGTTTTTAATTACACTCCTCCAAATTTAATAGGATATGCAACTGAAGGTTATGTAAACCAACAAATTACTAATTTAATAGATTCTGCTCCAGAATCATTGGATACATTGAATGAATTGGCAGCAGCATTAAATGATGATGCTAATTTTGCTACAACAATAACTAATGCTTTGTCACAAAAAGCAAATTTAAGTGGATCTAATTTTACAGGAGTAGTTACTGCCATTAATTTTAATGGGGACCTTATTGGAACTGCAACTACATCATATTATTTGGATAATCAACCTGGATCTTATTACTTAGATTATAATAATTTAACTAATACTCCATCTATTCCTTCTGATACTGGAGATCTTACTAATAGTGTTGGATTTATTACTTCAGGTGCTTTATCTGGACTATCTACATTCTCTGGAGATTATAATGATCTAATTAATAAACCATTTATTCCCTCAGACACAGGGGACTTAACTAATAGTGTTGGATTTATTACTTCTAGTGCTTTAAGTGGTTATGCAACTGAAGGTTATGTCACTAATTCTTTAGTTGGTTATGCAACTGAAGGTTATGTTAATAATGCTATCTCTGGATTCTCCACATTCTCTGGAGATTATAATGATTTAACAAATACACCGTTTATTCCCTCTGATACAGGTGATTTAACTAATAGTGTTGGATTTATTACTTCTGGTGCTTTAAGTGGTTATGCAACTGAAGGTTATGTTACTAATTCTTTAGTTGGATTTATTACTTCTGGTGCTTTAAGTGGTTATGCAACTGAAGGTTATGTTACTAATGCTATCTCTGGACTATCCACATTCTCTGGAGATTATAATGATCTAATTAATAAACCATTTATTCCTTCTGATACTGGAGATCTTACTAATAGTGTTGGATTTATTACTTCTGGTGCTTTAAGTGGTTATGCAACTGAAGGTTATGTCACTAATTCTTTAGTTGGATTTATTACTTCAGGTGCATCTGGTTCTAATTTAACTGGTATTGTGACTTATATCACTGCTGGTTCTGGAATTTCCATTGACCAATCGACAGGTAATGTAACAATCACTGCTACTGGTGGAGGAGGTGGAGGAGGAATTGCTCTCACTGATTTATCAGTAACTATATCTTCTCCTGGTATTTCCACACTTACGTATAATAATACAAGTGGTGTATTTAATTATACTCCACCAGATCTAACTGGTTATGCAACTACTGAATCTTTAGTAGGATTTATAACTTCTGGTGCTTTAAGTGGTTATGCTACTGAAGGATATGTTACTAATTCTTTAGTTGGATATGCAACTACTGAATCTTTAGTAGGATTTATAACTTCTGGTGATTCTGGTTCAAACTTAACTGGTATTGTTACTTATATTGAAGCAGGATCTGGAATTCTTGTAGACCAAAATACTGGAAAGGTTACAATCACTGCTCTCGGTGGAGGTGGTGGAAATTCTGTAGGATTAACAATAAAAGATGAAAGTGTAACTGTAGGTACTGCAGGGAGTGTATTCTCTCTCAATTTTGTTGGAAATAACATAACCGCAACTGCATCTGGAACCGCATCGACTATTACGGTTGTACCTCAAACTTACGTTGAAACTTCAGGTATTGCTACTTATTCTGATTTTAGTGGAATAAGTACTTACTCATCAACTTCTGGTATTGCAACTTATTCCAATACTGCAGGAGTATCTACTTACTCATCAACTTCTGGTATTGCAACTTATTCCAATACTGCAGGAGTATCTACTTACTCATCAACTTCTGGTATTGCAACTTATTCCAATACTGCAGGAGTATCTACAATTTCTGGATATGCAACAACTTCGGGTATTGCAACAGTTGCACAGAATCTTACAGGATCTCCAAACATTACTGTTTCTTCAGTAAATTCTTCTGGAATCGTTACTGCATCTTCTTTCAGGGGTTCTGGTTCCAATTTAACTGGTATTGTAACCTTCATTACAGCAGGTTCTGGCATTTCAGTTAGTCAAAATACTGGTAATGTAACAATTACGGGAACTGGAATAACTTCTGGATCAAATAATTCATTTACTGGTATCACAACATTTAATGGAAATGTATTCACAACTGCAGGATTACAAGTTCAGCAAGTAGAAGAAACTTATAATTCTTACAGTACAACTATTGCTTCTGCTGCAGTAGTTGCTCTCGATTGTTCTACTGGAAATACTTTCTACATCACTTCAACAGTTAATGGTAATTGGACTGCAAATCTTACAAATCTAAATTTAAGTGCAAACTGTTTAACTAACGTTACTTTGATGATTACTCAAGGTGTAACTCCTTATGTTCCAACTGCACTCCAAATTGGTGGTTCAGCACAAACAATCAACTGGCAGGGTGGTTCAGTTCCAACAGGAAATGCATCTAAAAAAGACGCAATTGCATTTACTATTTTCTATACAGGAAGTGTATATAATGTCTTTGGTCAGTTAGTCACCTTCGGATAATCCTATGTTTGGTTTAGCATCTCAAAGTTTTCGTTCTGGAATGAGACCCCTTGTTATTACATCTGCTTCTCAATTACCTAACCTTGAAGTTTGGTATGATGCATCTCAGTCTTTAGCATCAACTTTTAACTCTGGCATAATTGCATCTGGAACTGAAGTATCATCTTGGCATAATGCTGGAGGTTTAGGTTCACACGATTGGAACTCAACTGGAGGTAGAAGACCAGAATGGTTCAATAATATACAGAATGGTTATGGTGTAGTTCGTTTTAACAATACTGGTGCAACTCCAACAGGAGAAGATGCTGATAATAACGAAATACTTTCAATTAACCCTATTGCATATTTGCAAAGTTTGTCTGCAACTACATTGGTTTTGGTTTATAGAAGTCTAAGCACTGCTGCTGGTAGAAGAATTATTACAACAACGAATACTTCTGGTTTCCAGTTTGGACAAAATGGAACTCAGTATGTTGGTGGACATTCAGGTGCTACATTTACTATAGATTCTCAAACTGTTGATACTAATTTTCATCATATAACTTTTGTATTTGATGGTAGTCAAACTGGCAATGCAAATAGATTTAAAGCACGTTTAGATGGTATTGATGTTGCACTAACATTCACTGGCACTGTTAATGCTGCAACTAGTGCTTCGGCATCTACATTTTATGGTGGATGCGATATTGATGGAAGCACTGGATTTTTTATTGGTGACATTGCCGAATGTTTGATTTGGACAAGAGCTTTGAATACATCAGAAGTTTTATCCATAGAACAATACATAACAAATAAGTGGGCAATATAATTTAATTGCCATTGGGTTATCTGAGCAATTGGACCTCTTGACAGAGACTGGACCCAGTGCTACTATAAATAGGTAAGCAAATGTTTCGAATTCCTCACAATTTGAAACATTTTTTAACACCCGTTAACCGAGACCTATGGGTGTATAAATTACGTCTCTCATGTCTCTATCTGAGGGTGATAGAGAAATAAGTAACTCCACCATTTCCCTGATGGACTACTTAACTTTCTTAAAACAATGACTGCTACAATTTCACGTCAACAATCACAATCGAATATTTGGCAACAATTCTGCAATTGGGTTACATCAACCGATAACCGTCTTTATGTCGGTTGGTTTGGAGTTCTCATGATTCCTTGCCTGCTTGCTGCAACCACTTGCTTCATCATCGCATTCATCGGTGCTCCCCCAGTGGACATTGATGGAATCCGTGAACCCGTTGCTGGTTCACTCATGTACGGAAACAACATCATTTCAGGTGCTGTAATTCCATCTTCCAACGCAATTGGACTGCACTTTTACCCCATCTGGGAAGCTGCTTCCCTAGATGAGTGGCTTTACAACGGTGGTCCTTTCCAACTCGTTGTCTTCCACTTCCTCATCGGTATCTATGCTTACATGGGTCGTGAATGGGAACTTTCTTACCGTCTAGGTATGCGTCCTTGGATCTGTGTTGCTTACTCTGCACCTGTTGCTGCTGCTTCTGCAGTGTTCCTGGTCTATCCTTTCGGTCAAGGTTCTTTCTCTGATGCGATGCCTCTGGGTATCTCTGGTACTTTCAACTACATGCTTGTGTTCCAAGCAGAGCACAACATCCTGATGCACCCCTTCCACATGCTTGGAGTTGCTGGTGTCTTCGGTGGTTCTCTGTTCAGTGCTATGCACGGTTCTCTGGTTACTTCCTCACTGGTTCGTGAAACCACTGAGAACGAGTCACAGAACTATGGTTACAAGTTTGGTCAAGAAGAAGAGACTTATAACATCGTTGCTGCTCATGGTTACTTTGGTCGTCTTATCTTCCAATATGCTTCGTTCAACAACTCTCGTTCACTTCACTTCTTCCTCGCCAGCTGGCCTGTGGTCGGCATCTGGTTTACCGCTCTGGGTGTAAGCACTATGGCTTTCAATTTGAATGGCTTTAATTTCAATCAGTCAATCGTTGATAGTCAAGGTAAAGTGATTAACACTTGGGCTGATGTCCTCAACCGTGCTGGACTTGGAATGGAAGTGATTTCCTAAATGTAGTCACCCTGGAATAGGAATATTCCTTGACGAAACTGGGTTAAACGGGGAAACTCTCAAGTAGACAATCCCGTACCAATCCGAAGAGGGTTTAAGTTCTTCGGCAGGTCTAACGACTAGGTAGTGAGTCCCAACAATAATCTACCCACGAATGCCCAGCATCCAGAACGGATGAAGAGATAGTCTGGACTCTATGGCGACATAGAGAAGTAAAGGATAAAGAGCCTTTACGATAACAACAACGGCATGAAAGGAATGCCCACAACTTCCCACTTGACCTTGCTGCTTCTTCATCTATTGAAGTCGCACTCAAAGCACCTTCAATTGGTTGATATAAAAACCAAATAGTGGTATAATTAAGAGACCTGCAAAGGTCTCTTTTTTTATAAATAGTAATGAGTTTGGTATAGAGGTTATTGTAAATGGGAAGAGGAACAAGTAAAAAATGTATGGATGCTCTTTCTAAATTGAATGAAGAAAGAACTCAAAAACTTATAGAAAATTTTCCGCCAGAAAAAATAATATCTCTTTATCAAGAAGGTAAAACTATGAAAGAGATTAAAAATATTCTTGGATGTGGGTTAGTGTGGATAAGAAAATGTCTAACTGAAAATAATATAAAACTTCGTATTCGTAATGACTATGGGAACCCAGCACAAGCACCAGATTTTGCCGAAAGAGTTCTAAGTAAAAGAAGAAGTTATATTGGTGAAAATAATCCAAATTATGGAAAGTCTTGCTCTCAGAAAGCAATAGAAGCAACTAAAAAGGCAAATATTGGAAAACCAAGTTCTAGAAAGGGAAAACCTTTTCCACAATCAGTTGGATGGATTTGTAAAGAACCAGAAAGACCAGATAAACTTTATTTTATAAAACTCCATAATGGTAAGTATAAAGTTGGTAGGTCTTATAAAGGTTGGTTGTATCGCAAAAAAGAAACGGCAGAACTTATTGGAGAATGGTCTGGAAAATCCATAGACATATGGAACTTAGAAAAGAAAGTTTTAAAAGAGTTTTCTCAATATAAAGCACCATTAACTGAAATGAGTATGGGTCGTGGAATGACTGAACATTTTATAGATACTTTACCAGTTCAAGAAGTAATTTCATTTATAGAAAATGTCTCATAATAATCAGCATCATCCTATGGAACCCTGGATTATCTGGGCAGGTGTAGGTATGATGGGTTTCACTATTCTTATATTCCTTTTCTTCACTCTTGGAGTCATCTATTGGGGTTGACTTCTTTGTTAAGGAATGTTAAGATAAATATGAGAAATAACAAAGGAGGCTATGACTTCTTCTACTCTTTCACCGCCCATTTCACAGAGAGGTTGGTTCGATGTCCTTGATGACTGGCTTAAACAAAACCTCTTAGATTCCGTGAGGACTTCTGTATGACCTTTTTGGGATTGTATCTAATCTTTATTGGTGTGAATGGATTGTTTAGAGATTTACAGAGATACAGAGAACAAACTGATAATAGGTAAAAATATAAAAGACACTTTCTAAACTGGAACAAGGGCACTTCGCAGGTGCCCTTTTTGGTGGTATAATACTCTCATAAGCAACCAAACCGATGACTAACTCAATCATTCCCAAAATCGCATACATTCCTCTGGAATACCATATGTCTGTTGAAGATTTCTTGGAAGTTTGGAAGGATATGGAAATGGAAGAGGAACCCACACAAGAAGATTATGATACTGCTGTTCTTGATAGGGCACGATCGTATTTTTATGATATGAGAGGATTATTTGAAAAGTACATTCGTTTGGAGGATGCCTGATGACTGACCTTTCTCCCAAAGCACAAGCAATCATAGATGCTGCTGATGAAGTATTTTCTCACGGAGGAAGAATTCGTGATGGATTTGCCTCTGCCCTTCGTGTTCTTGCTGATAATGTTGCCCCCGACGATTATAGGTGTTTTTATGGGGACAAAGAATACGACGCAGGAATGGAAGGTCGTAATGACGAAATTCGTGAGGCAATTTTGAGTATTGCTACTGAACTGGAGGCACTCTAATGATTTTAGATGAAGAAATCCTCAAACTTGTAAAAGAACACTTTGAAGAAGATTGGGATGAGAATGATGGTTGGGAGTATTCTGGAAACTTTGATGCCTTTGTGAAGTTTGCCCGAGCACTTTACGAAGAAGGTTATAGTGACGGATATGATGTTGGTGAAGATATTGGATACGATAGAGGAACTCTTGATGGTGAATAAAGAATGACTTACGAAGTTCAAACTTGGGATGACGCAGATAAAACTGTGTATTATGAAACCGTAAAGGATGCTATTGATTATGAGAGTGCTCGTGATATAATTGTAGAGAAGTATCCAAACCGTAAAGTA